CTCGGGGCTCCGGGGGAGCTGCTGGCCGACTGGAGGCGCTACTCGCAGGTGACGGTCAGGTACCAGAACCTCACGCCGGACGGCTTCCTGCGCTTGGCACGAGGGAACGCGGGCTTACTGAGGAAGCGATGGTGGCCATGGCCCCGATTGACTGACATTCTGGGACTCCCTTCAACTGGAACGGAGACGAGGGATGAAGACAATCCTGACCATGGCCATCTTACTGGCCCTATCGCTGCCCGCCTCTGCGCAGTCCGGCCTCGCGAGCTGGTACGCCGAGGGCAAGCAGACCGCGAACGGGGAGCGGTTCAATCCCGACGGGCTCACCTGTGCCCACCGCTCACTGCCATTCGGCACCCTGCTGAGGGTAACCTACCAGGGGCGCTCGGCAGTGTGCCGTGTGAACGACCGGGGCCCATTCATCCGCGACCGCGTCCTGGACCTGTCCCGGGGCACGGCGCGGGCCATAGGCCTGCTCGGCGACGGCGTCGGCCTCGTCCACTACACCAAGCTCTGACGCAAACTCGCTGGCTTCCGCGGGCGCGGCGCTCGCGGTAGCCTCGCATTGAGAAGCACCCATCCAATGCGAGCCCGAGCCCATGAGCAGGAACAGCACATACGAGCCCGGCCTGTCCGAGGAGGACATCGAGGCCATCGGCAACGCTGCTCTCGGCATCGGTGAGACCAACGACACCGAGGCTAAGCGCAAGAAGATGACCCGCGTCGGCTCCGCGCTCGGCGCCCGCGGGGTCATCGCCGACCGCCGCAAGGCCATCTTCATCCGCACGCTCGCCCAGACGGGCATCGTCGGCCGCGCCGCCACGGCCGCAGGCTGGCCGCGGGGCTACGCCTACTCGGTCCGCGCCGCGGACGAGGAGTTCGCCAAGCTGTGGGACCAGGCGGTCGAGTTCGCCACCGACGCGCTCGAGGAGGCCGCGCGCATCCGCGCCGTCGACGGCGTCAGCAAGCCGGTCTACCAGCAGAAAGAGCTTGTGGGCTACGTCACCGAGTATTCCGACACCCTCCTGGTGCAGCTGCTGAAGGCCAAGCGGCCGAACGAGTTCCGCGAGAACGTCAGCCTCAACGCCGACGTCAAGGGCGGCGTGCTCGTCGTGCCCGGCGTAGCATCGCCTGACGCCTGGGAGCGCGCCGCCGGCGCCAACCAGGCCGAGCACAGGACCCACCAGGGCGACCCGGATGCCGACAAGGCAGACCCGCTCGCCTGACATACAGGAGAGCAGGAATGCGCATCTCAGTCGACAAGCGGGACAAGGGGCACAGGTTCGACCTTGATCTCACCCACGTCCGCGTCTACCTCGACGGGGCCCCCTTCACCCGCGCCGTCACGGCCGACGAGGAGGAGGGCCTCATCATCGCCCACAAGTACAGCGTGGACGGGCTCCCGGTCGTGAACGAGGAGGGCACGGCCTTCGTCCTCGAGACGCTGCGCGGGAAGGTCCGGATCGAGATTGTAGGCGACGACGGGGGCTCCATCCGCACCCCCAAGGTGAAGGTCGAACGCGTCCCCGAGGGCATCCAGGTCATGGTCTACTCGCGGCTCAAGGCGGGCAACATCCGCCGCCACAAGCTGCCGAACGACCTCGTGTCCGGCTTCAGCGAGGAGCAGCTCCGCCAGGCCTGCGGCATGGCCGCAGGCGCCGGGGCCGAGCACCTCTGCGGGCAGTTCGGCGACGTGTTCGACCCGTCCGCCGCGGCGCGGGCCGGGATCGAGGCGTGCGATCAGCTGCTGGCACGCGAGGGACGGGCTACGCGGCACTGATTGAGCGAAATCGCTCAACCAGTCCTCAGGAGCCCCGGCCATGGCCCTTGCCAACGACAAGCCCGTCGACGACAGCAACCCGCTGCCGGTCAAGTCCTTCAACGTCTACGGCAAGTTCCACGAGGCCTTCGAGGAATACACCCCCGGCGAAATCTGGGCTGAAACCAAGGCGGCCGGGGACCTCATCATCCTCGACGGTAACGCCGTCGGGGCCTCCTACCTGACCATCTCCAAGGACCCGCTGTCCGCGGGCACCATGACGGCGCTGGAAACGATCGGCACCTTTGGGATGCCGTTCGACCTCGCCGTCGGGCTTCACATGTCGCAGCGCACGCTGGGGCAGGAGTTCTCGCTTGAGGCCGTCTCGATCGAGGACTCGCTTCCGACCGTCGACGACGTGGCCATTGCCTCCATCTCGCAGGTGACGACGACCCTCACCATCAACACCGCGACGCCGCACGGCCTCAAGCCTGGCATGCGCATCGGCACCTATGGGGTCTCGGACAGCCGCCTCAACTATCCGTCGCTCGTTGTCGCCTCGACCCCGTCGCCGACGCAGCTGACCGCCACCGCAGGCCCCAACGGCAACGTGCCGTCCGTTACCGCGGGACCGTTTACCTCCGGCTCGGTCTACCTCCGTTCTGCCCTCGGCTACGCGCTGAACGGCACGAGCATGATCTTCGAGCAGACTTCGGCGACGCAGGCCAGCTTCTACGTCAAGTCGAAGGGCGGTGACACCCACATCGGTGGCGGCCCCCTGCTCGGCAACCACTCTGTCCCGATCCTGACCACCGCGTCCGTGCAGGCCCTCAACGCCGCCTACTCCTACGCCTTCCAGCCGACCGGCGAGTACCGCCTGGCGCTCATGGACGACCGCGTGCAGTGGACGGACGCCCCTGTCGATACACTGGCGGCGGCCACCGCCCGCATGACCCGCACGCAGGTCATCCCCGACCCCGCGCAGAACTACAAGCTGCGCATCAGGGCGACCAACAATAAGGGTCTCACGGTCCCCAATGCCCGCATCGTCAGCGTGGCCAAGACCGGCACGACCACAGCGACCGTCGTCACGGATGTTGCCCACGGCCTGGCCACTGGCGACGTCATCGTCGCCTACGGCGTGCGTGACCAGGCCAACTTTGCCAACCTTACGGCCGCGACGGTTGTCACCTCGGTGGTGAACGCCACCACGTTCACGGTGGTCTGGGGCCCGGCGGTAACCGCCACGTCCTACGGCGGCTACGTGGCCCGCGTCCAGGGTAGCAACCTCATGTCCGCGCTCGGCGCAATTGCCCAGGTCGTCTCGACGGCTACGCTCGCCTCCGGTGTGCTGACGCTCGTCGGCAACGCCACCTGGTCCGGCCTGCTGATCGGCGACTATGTGAACGTGCACGGGGCAGTCGTCGATGGCACAGGCGTCTCGCTCGGCGTCGATGGGGCGTGGCGCGTCCGCAACGTGGTTACCACCACCCTCGAACTCGAGCCGCTCGGCTGGACGGCGCCCGCTGGCTTCGGCGTGACCAACGCCGGCGGCGCGGTCATCAAGCGCACGGACCTGCGCATCTCCTTTGTGCGCGTCTTCGACTTTGCTCGTGAGCGCGTTGAGGTGCAGCCCCGTCCGTCCGGCGACGAGGCTGGCTCGCTGTCCGTCCGCCTCCAGAACACTCCCTCGGTCACCATGACCTCGACGGCCGTGGCCGGCACGACGTCGATCGACACGAGTTTCCCCAACCCCGTCGGCGTCGGCTCGCGCGCGGCGAACGTCAACCCTGGGCCCATGTCCACCAACGGCGACATCGTCGCGCTGCTGGCCACCATGATCGGCGCGCTTGTCGTGAAGCCTTACGCCATCCCCGAGGCCGGGTGGAACGCCAACCTCGCCCTCACCACGACGACCGCGCAGCCGCTCGTCGGCGTCGCGGGCGCCGGCCTCAAGCGCCACATCACCGCTGTGCAGGCGATCAACACCGGCGCGTCGGCCGTCGACATCATCATCCTTGACGGCACGACCGAGCGCTGGCGCATGACCCTGCCGCAGAACGTGCCTGTAAACTTCGAGTTCCCGACCGAGCTGACCACGACGGCCAACACCGCGCTGAACGTCAACCTCTCGGCCGCCGGCACCGTGCGCGTCTGCGCGCAGGGCTACACGGCCCCCTGATAGATGACGATGGGGACCCACAATGACGTACCAGACGACACAAACGACCCCCTACGCCAACGTGGTGTCCCCCTACGCCAACGTGGTGTCCCCCGATCCCCCGGACCAGCTCCGGGGGCTCTACTGGGAGTGCCACTACCACATGCGCCTCAACGAGGAGCTGAGCCGGCAGGTCTTCTCGGAGACCGAGCTGTCCGACCAGGAGGCCATAGCCCTCGCGGTGTCCCTCGGGTACATACCCGGCGACAAGGCGGAGTACCGCGTCATCTCGC